GGCGACCGTCGCCGCCGCCGGTTCGAGCCAGGCGGATGCCGCGGCGATCGCCACCGGGATTACCTGGGTCACGGCTGCCAACGCCACCAAGGGCGTTAAGCTCCCGGCCGCCGCCGCCGGCTTGCTGTGCGTCGTCAAAAACGACGATACGGCCAACGCCGTGCTGAAAGTGTATCCGAACACGGATGACACGATCAACGCACTGTCGGCCAATGCCGCGTTGTCGATGGCCGCAAAAACGGCCGCCGTCTTCGCTTGCTACGACGGTACGGCTTGGTTCACCGTTCCGCTGTTGCCCAGCTAAGGTAAGCCATGGCTAACCTGTTCGCTACCACGGCCGCATGGATGGCTCAGCAGCGTGCTAGTCACGCTGCTGAGTCCATCACTTACACGCGCGGCAGTTACTCCGTAACGCTAACGGCAGCGAAGGGCAGGACCGAGTACGAAACGCTCAACGGCTACGGCGTTTCGCTGACGCATCGCTCGCAAGATTGGATCATTACGGCGTCAACGCTCGTGTTCGACGGCAGCGTGATGAAGCCGGAACGCGGCGACCGCATCACCTATGAATACGGCACGACAACGGAAGTGTACGAGGTGATGCCTTTGGCCGAAGGCCAGGACTGCTACAAACTGGAGCCGCACGGCTACACCTTGCGAATCCATACGCGATTGGTGGATACCCAGACGACTATGGATATTTTAGCTAGCGGCACGTTGACCACCTCGGGGACGGCATCGCTATGAGTACCAGCCGATTAGACACACTCGCCGCGGCTGTGGTTGCAAGCATCAACGATGCGACGTTAAGCCAGACGGCAACGGCGGTGGTGGACTATCGGCCGGTTGTATCGCTGCCGGCGATCGCGGCCTTGAAGGTCCACGTCGTGCCTGCCAGCCGCGGGACCGAGATCGCCACGCGAAGCCAGGACGATGACACGCTCGCTGTGTTCGTGGTTGTTCGGCAGAAGATCGACGTGAGCAACAGTACCGCGTTTGCCGCGTTGAACTATTACGCGGAAGAGATTTACGAGCACCTTCGGCGAAACAACATGACCGTTGCTGGTACGGCATACAAGTGGCAGGCGAGTGAGTTTGTCCCTGGCTCCGATCCAGGCTATGCACCGGAATTAATGGAATCGCCGCGTGCCTACGCAAGCATCATCAAAGTCACTTACATGGGTGTGGTGTGATCGGCTTTAACGCCAAAACCGAATTCAACCGACTGGCGGTAACTCGGCGAGTGACGCCGGCAAGGAAGAAGTTCCTCGACAAGGCGGGATCAAGAGTTCGGTGGGCCGCGAAGCGAAGCATCAAGAAAGTTGGCAAGGCACGCAAAGAGCCTAAGAAATTCACGAAGACCGGCAAGATCAGCAAGGCATGGTGGAAATGGCTCAACGAAGTAAAAACTCGGCCTGCTTCGCCGCCTGGTACACCACCTTACACACACACCGGCCGGCTTCGCAAAGCGATCGTGTACGCGAAGACACCCGGGTTTACGAATGTCTTGATCGGCACATCCGCACAGATGGCGGATGATTTCGCGGGACTGCATGAGCACGGCGGAAAACGCTACGGAAACACGTTTTCGCCAAGGCCATTTATGCAGCCGGCGTTGACAGAGATTCAACCAAGACTCGCCGAGTTTTGGCGTGATTCGATTCGTTCCTAAAGAGCAGCACAAAGGACAAAACCCATGGCAACAGGCGATGTGATTATCGGCCTCGACGGGAAACTGTACGAGGGGACCGCCGGCAGCACGGCGGACACGGAAGTGACCAACGCGGAAGACGTAACGCTGTCGCTTTCGAGCGTTGAGGTGGATATCACCAGACGCGGCTCGACATGGGAAGTCAGCAAGCCCGTGTTGCTGACCGCCGAGCTTTCCTTCACGCTTCAGAAGCGCGAAGGCGACACTGTGCGGACGGCATTGCAGAACGCCTTCCTGAACAAAACGAAGATCGCTCTGTACCCGAAGGATCGGGCCAGCGGCGAAGGGCTGGACGCCGACTTTTATGTCACCGGCTTCAGCGACAACCAGCCGCTAAAGGACAAGCAGACGATTGAAGTCACGGCCAAGATTACCGACGAATCCCGATCACCCGCCTGGAGCTAACCCATCATGTCTCTCACTGGTTCTTACAACGTGATCGTTTCCGCCGGAGGCGTTTCCATTTCGCAGACGGCCGTAGACGTTACCGGCGATTCGGCAGTTCCGCCGATCAGCGAAACGCTGACGGCCGGGACGTCGGTTGCCACCTGGGTCAAGACGGATGCCGACACTGGCACGGCTACGCTGGCCGAAGGGCACGGCCTGACCAGCGGCACCTACGATGTTTATTGGTCCGGTGGAGTGCAGTACGGATGCACCGGCACCGTGACCGACAACGATCTTGCGCTTGATGCCGGATCGGGCGACGATTTCCCGGCGTCGGCAACCACCGGCATGATCGTGTGCGAGCAGCAGGACTTCGCTTGCGGCTTCGACGGTGACAACGCTGTTTTGCTCGGTGCCTATTGCGACCAGCGGACACACCTGAGTTTCAAAGACTCGGGCGATGCGGTGGTTTACGCTCTCGAATTGACAGCGGCTCAGCCGTGGGGGTGGAACGGCACTGCCGGCAGTTCGCCGATTACCGGCAACGCGATCGCCACCATTTCCATGTCTTGCGGTTCGACAACCGCCGGCAATCTCAAGTTCACCGGACTTCAGAACGCAATCAGCTAATGAGCAGCTTCAAGGATAGCGAAGGCCGCGAATGGAAGTTGTCGATCAACTTCCACTCGCTGCGCTCCTGCAAGGATAACGGCATCGATCTTACCGACGGCCAGACGGTTATCCGCCTGAGCGACGATCCATACAGTCTCGGCATGACGCTTTGGACGCTGGTAGAGTCGCAGGCAGAGAAACGCGACGTGTCGCCTGAAGCGTTTGCCGAAGCGTGCGGTAGCGGCGAAGTGGTGGCCGCTGCCGCCGATGCCTTGATGGAGGCGTTGCTGGATTTTACCCGGCCCGATCGCCGGGAAGCACTGAGGAAGGCGATGGCCGCGAAGGCGGCGGTCGATCGGCAGGCGATCGGGATGGCGATGGAGATGATCGACGGCGGCGAGATAGAAAAGGCCGCGGAGAAGGAATTGAACCAACTCCGATCCTCGATCTCGGCGACCAGTTAGGCGGATTGCTCGGGCTTGATCCGGGGCCGTTCACGTTGCGTCGGTTGTTCATTATGTCCGAGCATCGCATCCAGTACGATTGGATGCACACGGCCCATATCCTCTCGGCGTTGACTGGCGAGAAGATCAAGGACTGTATGCCCTCGGGCGTGCGAGCGATGATGCCGAAATCGAAGCCTGCTCCGGTCGATGCGGCGAAACGCGATTACCTCAAGCAGCTATTTCCAGGAAAGAAGTGATGGCCGTTGGTGCATCCGCAATTCGAGCCGGCCGGGCATTCGTGGAAATTTTCGCGGACGATTCTAAACTCGTTCGCGGTTTGCGTGGGGCACAGTCCCGTCTAAAAAAATTCGGCCAATCGGCTACGATGATCGGCCGAACGATGATGGCGTCTTCGGCCGTTGTCGCGGCTCCGATCGCATTTGCCACACGAACCTTCATGGGGTTCGAGGATCAAATGAAATCGGTTCAGGCCGTCACGGGTGCTACGGCGGACGAATTTCAGCGACTGTATGAGCAAGCCAAGTTGCTTGGCCGGACCACTTCTTTTACAGCCGGTCAGGTTGGCGGTGGGCAGTTGAATCTCGCCAGGGCCGGCTTTTCTCCAGCGGAAATCGAGGCGGCAATTCCCTCAGTGCTCAATCTTGCCAGGGCGACCGGCACCGATCTATCGATGGCTGCCGAGATTGCCGCTGGTACGCTTCGCGCATTCAGCATGGAAGCCAACGAAATGACTCGCGTTGCCGATGTGATGGTGGCGACTGCGAACAACTCGGCTCAAACGCTCGAAGAGCTTGGCGAGTCGATGAAATACGTGGCTCCCGTTGCCGAGGAATTTGGATTGAGCGTGGAGGACACGTCAAAGTCTCTTGGCGTGCTTGCAAACATGCAGATCAAGGGAAGTCTGGCGGGTACGTCTCTCCGACGTGCCATGGTGCAACTAGCAAAGCCTGACGTGCAAGAACGTCTGCGAGAAATGGGCGTAGAAACACTGGACGCGACTGGCAACTTTCGCGGCCTTGGTGATATCATGGTCGATCTCGGCAACGCAATGGCTGGGTTGTCGAATGCTGAGCGGATTGGTTTGGCGGCGGAACTGTTTGATGTGCGTGCATTTGGTTCTGTGTTAAAGCTAGCAAAATCAGATTTTCCCGCGTTGTCTTCCGCAATTGATAACGCGGCTGGGACTGCGGATCGAACCGCCAGAGTTATGGATAGCGGACTTGGCGGTGCGTTTCGCCGGATGATGAGTGCGATTGAAGGCGTCCAGGTCGCGATCGGCGAAACGCTAAATCCCAGCCTATCCAAGGCAGGCGATTTAATCGCGGCACTCTCCGGGATGATCGTCGGCTGGATCAACAACAACAAGGATACCGTTACGACCGTAGTTGCCATAACCGCAGTAGTGTTCGGCCTCGGAACCGCACTGGTAGCTACCGGACTCGCATTCCAGCTTGCCGCTTTTGCGGCCGGCGGACTAGCGATTGCTGCGAGTGCCGTTGGCGCGGTGTTTGCCGGGATTGGTGCTCTGGTCGCTGTTGTGATTACGCCGGTTGGCATGTTGGCAACGTCGGTCATTGCCGCCTCGGCAGCATTTCTCTATTTCTCGGGCACGCTAGCCGATGTGGTATCCGGTTCCGTGTCGATGCTTGGCGAGATGGCCGGCATATTTACCACAACGATCGGCGGCATCGTCGATGCGTTGCGCGCCGGCAACGCGCAAGCTGCTGCCGATATCATGTGGAAGGGCCTGCATCTGGCATGGATGAAGGGCATCCAGCCGTTGAAAGAGGCTTGGGTAGGTTTCCAAATCTGGTTTACTGAAATCACAACCGGCCTGGCTGGCGTGTTGATCGATGCCGTCGCGATGATGAAATCGGCATGGACCAGCGGAATCAATTCCATGCGAAAGGCATGGGAGTCGTTCGCCGCATCCGGCTTCACCGAAGGTGCGGCGGACATCATCGCGCCGATCATGGCGAAAATCTACGGCGTGGATACCGAGGATGTGCGAGCGAATCTCAAGCAGGATTTCCAGCGAAAGCGGGAAGACTTGCCCGGCAAGCTCGCCGAGATCGACGCCGAGACGGAGGCGTCGAAAGACGAGATCGAACAACAGCGGCAGAATCGACGTGCGGCACTGGAGGCGAATCGGCAGCGAAGCCAGGAAGATGCCGGCGAGGAAATGGCCCGGATGCAACGGGAATTGGCCGAGGCTGAGAAGGCGCTAACGGACGCCCGAGAGGAAGCTAAGGATGCCGTCGATGCCGAGGGTGGCCGGGATGCGATCGTCGACAAGGCGAAGCAACGCATCCCGGCGTTGCTTGATGGCATGGGTGCAAGCCAAGAGAAGGCACAATCCATCGGCACGTTTTCCGCCGCGACCGCTGCCAGACTTGGCGGTGGCGACCGGATGCTGGACCTGGCACAAAAGCAGCTTAACGAGCAACGCGAGATTGCTAGAAACACACGAGGAAAGGCAGTGGTGATGGCGTAATGGCTATTACGATTCGAGAGCGGAACAACAGTCGCGAGTGGTCCGGCAACGATGCCTTTGCCATGCGTTATGTTGTGTCCGGTACGTACAACGATAGCTGGGCAAAATCGATCGCCGATAGCATCTCTCCGGCGTCATTTTCAACACGGATCGGCACGGAAGCCACTACCGTTTACAAAAACGAGATCACCGCCAATCCGCAAGGGCCAGGCGATACGTGGTATGTCGAGGTGAAGTACGGGCCTACGCAAGGCCAGCAGCCGGGCAATTCCGAGTGGAATTTCAATATCGGCATTCGCAACGTCCACACGTCGCACAGCCTAGAAACCATCAACACGTATGTTCCAGATGGGGATGCAGCGGAAGATTTCAAGCAAGCCGTCAACGTGACTGGCTCGGGTGCCGATCTTCGTGTTGAGGGCGTAGACGTTCCGGAGCCTACATTCGGCTGGCAGGAAACGCTCTACTTGAAACTTGAAAACTTCACGTCGGCATATTTGACGAAACTGCGAAATGCCGTAGGCAAGACTAATGTTACGGCGTTTCGGGTATTCGGTGCCCAGGAGGTTCAGCTTGTTGGCATCAGCGGCCAACCGGCCGGCAACTGTGTGGCGATGACGTTTAGCTTCGCCGGTTCGCCAAGTGTTGAGGGCCTGGCGATTGGCGACATCAACGGCATCGACAAAAAAGGCTTTGAGTATCTTTGGGTCCGGTACAAAACCGAGCAAGGCATCAACGGACTTACGCAAGTGCCGGCTCAAGTCAACATTGAGAAGGTGATTGATACTTACGAGTTCGCCGATCTTGGCATCCCCGATCCGTTCAACGTCGCATGAATGATCCATTAGCACACGTCCAGCCGGGCGACGATGCGTCGGTTTTGTTTTCCGCACGGCGGCACAACGCCTACGCCGATGCTGCCAATTACGTTCTCGGCCAAAATCGGTCGATTGGCCGGCCGATGCACATGCACCAGGCGGCGAGTGCTCCGGTAGTGGTTATGGTCCGCAACGGCACTGGGGTCGACCTTGAACAATTCGAGGCGATTGGGCTTAGCTCATGGTTGTTTCAGCCAACGGAAAACCTCAGGGAGTTTGCCAGCATGTCGCTGGTGGCATCTAGCATGGCTTATGGCCGATGGGGGATTCTGCAAGCCCCGATCAAGTCTGGCGAAATCGGCCCGTGCTGCATTTGGGGTCCAACGATTGCTAAAATCACTGACAGGGATGTTGGTCCGCCCTATTCAACAGGCTCGCTCTATTGTGATATTCACCCTTCGCCAGCCGGCGGCACCCGAGAGGCGTATCGAGTGGCAACACGGCTACACGGCTTGGCTCGCGTGCTCTACATGCCCGACAGCGGCAGTGGATTGGGATACGCTCGCATCCACATAGGCGATAGCCGGTTTCAAGTGCCTGTTGTGCTG